AAGGATGTACCGCCTCCACCGCGTGAAGCGCGTCCGGGTGACTCAGCAATCTGGGGTGGCGCAGGTGGAAAGTTCACTATGGACAACATATTGAAAGGAAATATGTTCCGTTCTGTTGCTGGTGAACAAGTTAGCGTTATGCCAAATCAGGTTGGGAACTTGACACAACCCAAACCTGCGAGTTATATGCAAGACCAAGACAACCTCTCACTGGATAAATCATGAGAATCCCGTCAGAACCTTTGATGAGAGAGCAGTTTTACGCTGATCTTATACAAAAGTGTTTAGTCTCTAGGGAGGAGCGCAAGGCTGACTACTCTGCCCTGCGTTCTTATTTTCTTTTTGGCGCAGCGCCGGAAGAAGCTCCAGCGATCTTCAACAAGATTTATCCACATATCGATCAGCTAAGCAGTTTTCTCTACTCGGCAGAGACAACACGCTTCACCATCAATCTCGGCGCGGCAGTTCCAGTAGCAGAACAGACAAAAATTCGTGCCATGCAAAACCTGCTGAACGATGATTGGCTGCGCTCCAACACCGACCAAGTTTGCTCTAACGCTTTGCTCTGGTCGCTGTGCTACAACACCTCCTACACCAAACTCATCATCGGCCCCGGCGGTAGTCTCAATCCCTACATGGTTGACCCCGGCGCTATTGGCGTTCTGCGTGAGGATGTACCCTAATGCTCACCCCAAACGCGACAGCATTTTAAAGCGCGTTAGCACCTCGTATCACGAACAGGCAAGCAGCATCCCAGAAGGCATTGATCGCATCATCATGTCGCAGACTGATCCAAGCATGATGGGTAACGTCAACCTCGACCTGTCTGGCATGAACCGCTACAAGGCGCGGGTGGCAGAAGAAACTATCGAGATGCACGAACTCTGGGTGTACAACGACGAGATTGGTGACTACCAGTGCGTCACGATTGCTGACCCAGACATCTTTATTTATGACCGTCCCGGTAGCTCTCTGTTCCTGAAGGGCGAATTGCCATTTGTGCAGTTCTGCCCGAATCCTCAGTACGACTATTATTGGGGACAGAGTGAAGTACAGCGATTGGTATTCTTGCAAGAATTGCGTAACAAACGTATGGGCGAGATTCTTGATTTGCTTAACAAGCAAGTCTCTCCACCTACAGCACTGATGGGTTTCAATGGCATTTTAGATGAGAAGAATTTTGCCCTTAACCGCGCTGGCGGTCTTCTTGCTAGCGATATGCCAAGTGCAAAGGTCGAGCGCCTTGCGCCTAACATTCCAAATGATCTCTTTGAAGTCATCCGAGAAGTGGATGCAATGTTTGCAGAGGCAAGCGGCATTACTCCCGTGTTGGCTGGTAGAGGCGAGTCAGGCGTTCGGTCAAAGTCTCACGCAGAATCGCTTTCCAGACTTGGTAGCTCAAGAGCAAAGAAACGAGCATTGATTATCGAAGATGCACTTGAGAAAGTAGCAACTCTGTATCTCAAGTCCATCCAGAAATATCAGCCTATCCGTCTAAAAGACGATGATGGCAATGAGTTTATCCCTGAGCAATTTACCGATGATTACATTGTCAAGGTAGATGCTCACAGCAATAGCCCGATCTTCACAGAAGACCTGCGTAACCTTGCCTTCTCGCTGCATCAGGCTGGCGCTATCGATCAAGAATCCCTGCTTGACCTGCTTGAGCCTCCAATGAAGCAGATGCTAAAAGAGAAACTCAAGGAAAACAGAGCTAAGCAGGAACAAATGGCTATGTTGCAACAAGCGCAACAGGCACAGCAACAGCAAAGACCTAGCTCTCCACCCAATCTTCAGGAGGTCGCATGAACGGAACCGGATCAGAAACCACTTCCAAAGCTGACCAGCCAAGACTGACAGAAGGCGCTCTGCGGCAGGAAAGCAAGGGGCCAGATTTGCAATATCGGGTGCAAAGATTGGGTACTTATCAAGATCGCACCATGAGTCGGCAAAACTACGGACGCATGAAGCGTTAGAATTTGCTTGACAAGGCTTTTTAATTTGTATATTTCTATTGCCAAATTTTATACGAGGTCATTATGGCTGTCTCATCTGAAGAACTCATGCGCCTCATGGAACAACAGCGTGGCAAGAAGCCTGAAGCTGAAATGCCTGAAACTGAAGAATCCGAGGGTGAGGAAGAAGAAGTTGAAACTGAAGAATCCGCATCCCCGATGGCAGCACCTATGTCCACCCCAGAGCCAAAAATGGGTTCAAAAGAGGGAGCAATGGTTAATCTTGGGCTGGCAATGGATTTGATCAAACGCGCACTACCTGCTATTGGCGCTGATTCGGAAGAAGGTAAGAAAGTTCTCTCCGCAATCAAAACCCTTGCTGACATTACCGGCAAAAGCTCTGATGGCATGGAAGAACTTAAAAAATCAGAAATTTTGCAAATGTTGCAAACTCTGCCACAGGCAGGGGGTGCTACACCTGAAGGCAAGGCAATGGCTGCTGCGCCAGCAGTTCCCGGCATGATGCCGTAATTTTTGGAGATACCACTATGGATTTGTTTAAGCCCCGTGGTGCTGCTGCACCCCGTAATCCGACTGACAACACTCAGCAGAATGGTCAGATCGTCAACACTCCCCGCTTCTCGCAGATGGGTGGTTTGAAGAATGCCGCAGCAACTGGCACTAAAAACCGCATGAATGTTGAAAAGCCGGGTGGTAAGCGCATTATCTGATGCGCTTTTTTATTGTTTATTAAGGGGATTAACCTATGTCACTCGAAGACCTCACACCTGAAGCCCGTGATGAACTGGCTCTTTTGGCGCGTCAACTTGCTGAGAATCCGGCTACCCGCAAGGATATGCTGCGTTTGACCAAGAAAATCAAACCAGATATGCCGATTCCTGAACTAGAGATTGAAGATTCAACCAATACCGCAGTTCAGAAGGCAAATGACCGTGTTGCACAACTTGAAGCAAAACTCCAGCAGAAAGAAGCAATGGAGGAATTGAACAAGCGGCGTAGCAAGCTCAAAGAAAAGGGTTTGGTTGAAAGCGACGAACAGATTGAAGAAGTGGAGAAGGTGATGCTCGAAAAAGGTATTACCAACCACGAAGTTGCCGCTGATTACTGGAAATATATGCAACAATCTGCTGCCCCTACACCAACTGGCTATAATCCTTCTGCGATCAATAAATTTGATCTATCGCAGTATTGGAAGAATCCGGTACAGGGTGCGCGGAATGAGGCGGCAAAAGCATTAAATGAGTTACGGCGCAACCCTAAGCCTGTTGGGTTGTAATCGAAATAGGGGATATTTTTAGATCGGAGATAGATTATGCCTATTGGTGGCGGCATTCTTCCGGCTTCGGGTTCCACTCAATTTACTGAGTTGACCTACGTTACCCGTAGGGCGTTTATCCCGAAGTTGGTCGTACAACTTTATAATTCGACACCGCTTATGGCGGCACTGATTGCTAACAGTCAGTCTGCTTCTGGTGGTGTTTCTTCTGTAACCGTTCCCGTTCAGGGTTCTCAGTTTGTAAACGCTCAGTGGTCGGACTACAGCGGCTCGTTCGCTCAGCCTTCCGTTCAGCAGGGTGCTTACAACGCTGAATTCAACCTGAAGCTGATGATTGCACCTGTGCCGTTCCTCGGCATGGAAGGCGCAGTACAGCAAGACGCAGCCGTTATTCCTCTGATCGAAGCGCGTATGAACGACGCGACTAACGTGATGATGGATGCTATGGCGACTGCGCTGTACACCAACACCAGCAACACTCAGCAGTTCACTGGTCTGCCAGCCGCTGTGTCGGATTCCGGCACTTACGGCAACATTGACCGTTCGACCTACACTTGGTGGAAGTCGAAGCAGTACGCTGCTGGTTCGGTCAACCCGACTCGTCAGAACATCCTTCAGTACATCTCCGGCACTGTCAAGAATGGCGCAGAAGTTCCGTCGTTCGGCGTGTGCGGTTTTGGTACTTGGACGCTGCTGGCACAAGACTACGTTGGTCAAGAGCAATACGTCCTCACTCCGGGTTCCGGTTTTGATGGCGATGCAAATGGCCCACAGTCAGGCTTCCGCGCTCTGATGGTCGCTGGCGTTCCCATTTATCCTGATCCTTACTGCCCAGAGGGTACGGTTTACTTCCTGAACAGCAACTACCTGTCGCTCTACATCCATGAGCAGGGTTCGTTCGTGTTCACCGGTTTTGAATCGACGCTCCCGAACTGGCAGATTGGTTATGTTGGTGCTGTGCTGATGATCGCTGAACTGGTCAACACTAAGCCCAAGTCCATGACCAAAGTGACAGGCTATAACTCGCTCACACTGTAAGGAGAAATAGTCATGTCTAATAAAATCCTCGTAGCTGGCGCAGCAACTAACGCTGCTGGTGCGTTTATTCAGGCTTATGCTCTGGGCAACGCTACTGCAACCGTTCCTGCTGGCGATTACTTTATCGCTCCTACCGCTAACGTCACCATCGAACTGAACACCAGGTACTCCGACCATTACCCTGTATCAAGTGAATCAGGGTCAGGCCGTTGGCGAGACTTACGCATAAGGAGCCAACATGAATGCTAACCATGTAGGTTCGCTGTACCCCAATAGCTTTGGTAGCTTCGGTCTTGGTCGTGCCGTAACCGTCGATGTTGGTTCGGTCGCCAATGCCGTTGTCCAAATCCCTATTGTCGGTGCAAGTTCATACATTGTTCGCAGGATTACGGTAGCTAATGCAAACAAGTCGATTGCGGCTGCAAACGTGACTGTTACCACCTCTAACGATGGTAATACCTCGAATGCAGTTGCATCGCTGACAACGCTAAGCAACGTAACTAGCACCTCCACGTATCAAGACTTAACCCTTGCTGCTGGCGCTGCTACTACCGTTTACTCGTCGGGTTCGTTGTACGTCAACGTACCTGCCGCCGTATCCGGTGGAACTTGCGACATTGTGGTTTACGGAGATGTGGTAACTCTATGACAACCGTTTATGTGACTAACAAGTGGGACAAGCCGCTTGTCGATGAATACGCCTTTAAGCAGTACAAGTTCCCTGTGGACATGCCTGTTGAAGTTCCTGTAGAAGTCGCTCGTCACATATTCGGTTACGGTTCTGAAGACAAGGAACCGTTTTTGGCTAGGCTCGGTTTTGCTAAAACCAAGAATGACATCCAATCTGGGTTGGAAATTCTTGAGAAATTTAGCATTACTGAGTCCAAGCCAGTACAGGATCGCTCCTTATCCCCGGCGATTGACCAAGTACCCTCGCCCATCCCTTTGCGGGGGGCGGGGAGAAAAGTCGAAAAAGCCGCTTAATTATGGCAATTAAATGGCAACTTTATCCGGTTACATTACGGAAGTCCGGCGGCTCTTGCATGATGCTAACGGAAACTTCTACTCTGACTCTGAACTAACGGACTACATCAATGAAGCCCGTAAGCAGACAGTCAGGGACACTGGTTGCCTAAGAAAAATACAAGTATCCCAAACACCGATGTCTCCGGTAGCCGGAGGCGCTAATCCCGTAGCGTGGACTGCTGGCCTTTCTGTTGCCACAGATGACTACGTTTTCTCCAATATCTTCATCTACAAGGTTACTTCTGGTGGAGTTTTGGGGGATTCAGCACCGCCTTACCCGGCATCGAACAATGTGTACCCCCCAAATACCCCGTTTACAGACGGAACTGCAACGCTGCTATACGCAGGAAACTGCGAAAAACTGCCTTACGCTGCCTTTCCTGATGGGATAAATACGGTTGATATCCTGAATATCAACTTGTATTGGGGAAATAGTCGGGTTCCTCTGCAATATCTGCCGTGGACTCAGTTCAACGCACAGTTACGCTATTGGCAAAACTACATTGGTAGGCCAGTAGCTTTCTCCGTTTACGGTCAGCAGACTGCTTTTATCTCTCCGGTTCCAGATCAGGTCTATACCATTGAGATGGACACCGTTGTTTTGCCTGAAGACTTGGTAACTAGCTCTGAGGTGGATGTTTTGATAGAGCCGTACACCACGCCTGTAGCCTATTTTGCTGCCCATAAAGCCAAGTTTAAGGAACAAAGCTACGGAGAATCAGAGATATACAAACAACAATATATCCAAGAAGTTCGCAGTGTGCTGGCTACGACCATGACACGGCGCATTCCTAACGCTTACAGCACTCCGTTCTAATCATGGCGGCGGCTGAACAGAAAAAGTCGTACAAAGTTATTAAGCAATTTCGTGGCGTAAACACGAAAGCTAACCGCACATCCCTAGAAGACGGTGAATTCTCATGGCTTGAGAATGCTATGCCCATAGGCTACGCAAACATCAAGACTTTGCCGGGGGAAAAGAACATTGCAGTGACGTTTGCCAATGTTGCAACGTCAATAATCTCTGCAAACATTAACAACAAGGACTATCAGCTTGTTTTTCAGGAAGATGGGCGCTGCGAGTTTGTTGACGTTGAGGCAAATACAAAGGGAAACGTAGCTGTTGCTGGCACTTTTTCCAATTCAAAGGTCAACATAACGCAGTACAAAGATGAGCGTGTGCTGATTGGCGATCCTAACAACGGAATTTTCAGTTGGGATGGCACTAATCTTGTATCTATTGGTTCTGTTGGATTCATAGGCATTACTAATGGCGGTACTGGCTACACGACTACGCCTTCTGTAGTCATTTCTGCGCCTAATCAGACCGGCGGCATACAAGCACAGGCTGAAGCCATTCTGACTGCCAACGTAGTAACAGGAATTGCCATTACTGAGGCGGGTTCTGGATACACAAGTGCGCCGACAGTCACGATTGCTGGCGGTGGTGGATCAAATGCTACTGCTATAGCTGGTATTACGACGTTTAAGACCGGCACAGTAACCGTTTTGGTAACAAATGGCGGCACAGGTTACACAAATGCGTCAAATACGACGGTAACGATTAGTGGTGGTGGTGGTAGTAATGCGGCTGGTACTGCAATTCTGGCGGGTGGTCAGGTAATCCAAGTGATTATGACCAATCCGGGTAGCGGATACACGAATGCATCCAACATTACCGTGACCATCAGCGGTGGTGGAGGCTCTAATGCAGCCGCTAAAGCCATTATTAACAGCAATCCGGTTACTGGCATCCAGACGTTCTCAGGACGCACTTGGGTGGCACAGGGACGCTCTGTAAGCTACTCGGCGGCAGGTTCCTACTCAGACTTTGTAAGCCTGTCTTCCGGCGTATTTACGATTACAGACGCAACCCTGCGAAGCAATATTACACAGTTGCTTTCAGCTAACAACTTCCTCTATATTTTTGGGGAAGACAGCATCAACGTGTTTTCTGACGTTCGGGTAACTGACGCTGGTATTACATTATTTACAAATACCAACATTAGTGCGTCGGTAGGATCACGTTTGCAATATGCAATCTTTCCGTACTTCCGTTCTGTGCTGTTTATGAACGAGTA